CTATTTTTTATAAGAAGTCAATTTTCTTAATACTACCGTTTGTGCTTTGGTCGTAAGCTGTGATAATTGCCACGTTTATACCCATTTGATAGAATTCGGCATAACCGTTCGTATCTAATGAGTTTGCAGTAATAGCTGTCAAATCAGCACAATCATCTGACATCATCATTTCCATGTCAACGCCCATCAAATTAGAACGAGCTACACCCCATTCAATGCCTTTGCTTTTTGAAGTTCTACCAGCTTTTGCGTCTGGACTAACTTGCGCCAAGATTCCCAAAGAACCAGGAGCCATTGCGAAAGCTGTAGAAACCGCACTTGTTGCGGCAGTTGTTACAATATCGTTTGAATATGAAAACTCAATATTGTTAAACTGAAAAGCTGTATTTGCACTATTTCCTGACCCTTGGTTTATGTACTGACTAACATAGCTAGGCATTTGAGCGTCACCGATAACTTGTATTCCAGTTCTTCCAAAATCATCAGCCTGATAGATAGATTTTAGAGCATTGTAAAATAAAGGTTGCTCCCCTACTGCTACTTGCAAGGTATCGCCCGTTAGTGGGAATTTCTTACCAGCACCAACAAAAGTACTAGCTGATGTTGTCGCTTTGGCAGCATCCAAAGTGGTATGAATTTGAGTTTCTAACAAATCAGCAATAGCACGCTCAGTTTCTCCAAACAAAAACGCAAATTCAGCTGGTGGCGTAACTAAACCGCCTGTTTGGTCAATTACCCTTGGCACAATTCTAAATCCTGCATGTGCGCTAAAAAATGTAACGTTTACAAACCCGTTGCTACTGTCTGCTGTGGGGAAAGTACAAGTCATTGTACCAACTGTAGCTGTTCCACCGCCTTTGTTTCTAACTGGAAGCCTTTTAGCTGGAGCACCCCAATTGTTTGTAATCATATCTTGATTGATAGTACCTAACAATCTTGCTGTATTCCTGTTTGCTAAATCCGTCAAACCAAGCTCAGAGCGTCTAAGGTTTTGAGCGTCGATTGAATTCATCAAAACACCTCTTGACTCTAATATTTTAAAATCTAATAATGTACCCATTGTCTGTTTGTTTATTTATTAATTAACTTTCTGGCATTTCATTTACCTTGTAAATGATTTTTGTTTCATCGTAAAGTTTATAATATTCGTCACTACCTTTTGCTATCCCTTGCAATGCGGTGCCCTTGTTGAATTCAACCATAAACCCTACCCCTGTACTAAATTTACTTGCGTCCATTGATAGAACGTTACCTGTTATTGCTGTTTCGTTAGTACCTCCTTGCGATCCACCTCCTGCCGTTCCCTTTTGCAGGATTGAACCAAACAATTTATTTACTACGAAATCTAATTCAGCGTTAAGCGGTCCGTTTTTATACGGATTACCGTCTGCATCATTCCATATAATTTTTCCATTCTCTTCTGTTGCATTCTTTGAAAGTTGATTCATCTTGAAATCACTAATTTCCTCAAAGTCTGCCTGATTGAGAGCTGCGTTTGGCGTTCCTGCTAATGACAATTGTTTTGCAATGATAGACTTTCTATTTGTAAGCGTAATCTTACCATTTAATTCGCTAAACTTATTTTGTTCTATCAATAAAGCTGCCTTATAGTCCTTCTCTAGTTGGACCTTCTCGTCTAGCCATTGCGCCTTTCCTGCGCCATCGCCTTCCATACTCTTTAGCTTTTCTAGGCTTGACTTTCCTTCTGTCGCAATCTTTGCAGCCCATTCGCTAGTTTTTAAGCCTGTTGGTTTTTCGTACCCTGCACCTTGCAAAGCTTTATCTACCATGTCCCAAGCATGAGAATGTGCTGATCCCTTATTTTCGTCAAAATAAGTTTTTGCAATTGTATCACTATAAGACTTCCCTGTCTCTGTGACTTTTACAGCATTTAAAACTTTTGCCGCAAATTCTTTATCTTCTGAAAGCTTACTTTCAAAAGCTTGAAAATCATTAAATTCTAACTTTTCCATAACGTCCCTGTTATTTGATTATTGATTATTGATTATTTTGTAACTTCTGCTGCTTCTACTTTTTTTACTACCTTCGCTGGCTTTAACGTTGGGTTGTGCAAAATCATAATTTGTTCAAACCCAAACGATACGGCTGTTCTTTGATATTCTTTTTTACTTTCCCAAGCCAATACGTCTACCGTAAAAATCCGAGCAAGTATATTATTATCTAATAAACCAGCACCAGTAAGTTTGTTTGCTCCTATAATGTTATAGAAATCTTTATTCGTTACGGGAATTGTTGTTTCAAAAGATTTCGGATAGGCATTCAATACCGCCTGAATCTCTTTAGAGTTCCAATTGTTCCCCTTCATTGTTTTTACTGACATCTTCTTTACTGTATTTAATTAATTCTGAATAAATGTTTTCTATTTTTTGAGAGAATTTCAGCCGCCCACTTTGCAAAGCATCAGATCCAAACTCAACAAGATCTATATTTTCCCTCTCAAAGCGTTTTATGTACCTCGTAAAGTTAGCCTTGATAGCTAATGTTTCCAACGTCATAACGCCCTTTTCGTTCTTCTTATAACACTCTTCTATTGTACTGTATGGCGCAGGGTTGAGGTTGTTTTCAATAACTAATCTTTCCAACTTTGTAGGATTAGACTTGTATTTAGTTTCTCTCAATAAAGAGTACAACTCGTCTAGCTCACTCTCTGGCATTCCTGCAACCTTACTATCATTAAACAGCTTTATAATGTCAGATTCAGACAATAAAAACCACTCTGTACCATAACTAGAATAAACGCTAATATCTACGCTATCCTGTAGCTTTTCGGCTGTTTCCGTTAGCCACTTATCAAGTATAGAAAATTCATTAGAGAAAAACATCAACGGCTTTCTTCTACTCTCCATTACCGCCCGTACTTGGTCGGCATTTACCGCCTCTGTTGACATGTTGTCATCTACGCCTGTTGTGTTCTTCTTTATGAAACTTTCTCTTCTTTGTTGTTGCCCGTTCTCAAACTCTAGGTTCTCGGTAGGTGGGGAAACGAACCGCAGCGCACCGCCTACATCTTGTTCATCTTTATAGTTAGCAGGATCATACTCGTACAAAGTGCCAGCACCCATTAATTTGTTATTAGCGCAAGACGCACAAACTACTGGTCTGCTCATGTCCCCATTCTCTAAAGCGACGGAAATATACCCATCTTCGCAATCATCATTATCACAAGCTTCTTTAGGTTTTTCGACAATTGGAAAAACTCCATAATGTTCAGCAAAATTTGAATAGATATAAAATAGCGTCCATGTTGCCATACTTGACAAGGTAGGCGCAAAAGGATTATACCTATCAAAAATATTACTCGTGTTTAACCTTGTTTGAATAAAAGGTTTTGCAGGACAAGCCCCCAAATTATGGTAATTGTTTTTTATTAGGCTTACGTTTGTGCCGTCCTCAGATATTACCCTATAAGACATTGAATCATAAACCGCATACAATTGAACCTCTTTTCCTGACTCGTTAAGTATCTTGCTGTGCTTATAGCAAATGTAAGAAAGCGTCCCACTCTCTATGTCTTCCCATTCAAAAGCAACTATATCTTTATTGTATACCGTAACTATGTAGACCTCCCCTTTGTCGTCCTTATCGAGAACAACAAAGGTATTAGGTCTATTTTTCATCACTTGCTTACCAACCCTATTGATATAGGCTCTTACCTTCAATCTACCGAGCAACTTGTTTACTCGTTCTTGAGCTGTATCGCTTGGTGCCGTAAAGCTAAAGTTTGCATTCCTAGCATCGAAAACACGCTCTAAGTCTGCGCTTATATCCCTTGTAACGTTAACAATTGGCAAAGGGTAGCTTATGAATTTTAGTGTAGACTGGTATTTATCTTTATGTAACGTATTCGCCATTGACTGGAGCAGCTCACTATAAGCATACTCCTGCTGTATCTCGTCCTTTTGTAAAACTTCGGTATACAACCTTAAGCGACTTTCATAGATCAACCCTCTAGCAATTACGTTGCTATTTGGTTTCTCCTTGACTATCTTTATCGCTTGTTCGTCTAATAATATCGTTGCCATTAAAAATATATTTTCCTTTTACACTAAAACTATTTGTTCCGTTTTTTAACTCTAACCTCAATAAGCGTCCAGCGTGTTGAAAGCCTAAAACCTTCTCTTTCCCTGTACGCTTATTGATTAGGGTTATACTCTTAGGCATTGCCATTAATAAACGGCTGGACTAAGAATATTAAAGTTAACAGCAATAGGTGTCAAGTACTCGTCATAATCAGCTTCTAACTGAAAAGTCATTTCGTTGCTATCTCTACTGTTTAGTCCTGCATTTCCTTTTGCTCCTAAGTAGAACTTTTGCAATGGGAAACCAGTAATTAAAACGCCCGACTTTCTAGCCCATAGCGTATTATCTTGACTAATCATGTACATTTCTACACTTCCACTACCCACCGCCTTAAAGTAACAATAGATTTCTCTAAATGCTTTAATCTGATCTTTGTCTAGGTTGTCAAAACGAGCTATTCCATCTGCTGGATTTGTTCCATTAGAAAGGGTTGCACCGTTTAATGTACTGTTATCTCCTCCGCCCTCTGTAAGTTCCGTTCCTGCCGTAATGCCACTATCTCCACCAATCAAAGGCGTTCTAATAACTTTCGTTAAATCGGCTGCCGTTTTTAGTACGTCCCATCCTGTTTTGTCTTCTATAAGGTCGTTGACAATAGTACCAGGTACATTGTTCGCAGGCGTACCGCTATCCCAAATAACCTTTCCAGCTGCTAATAGCAAATACCTTTGTATTTGCCCCATACCCTTACCACACACCGTAACTGGTATGTCTGACAATTCTGTTGCTGGGGGACAAATGCCGCACGCCAGCAACGTTGTTGATAAATTCATATTAATAAAATTTTGTTTAAACAATCTTTTTTACTCTCACACTCGGTTTAAACAGTTATTTTAACTTTGCCAAGCCAACCTCAAAAGCCACGGGGTCAAAGTTCTTTACTTTTTCTTTTAAAATAGTAATGCGTTCGCTTGCATTTACCGTCATGTACTCAATACTTTTGGGAACATAGCCATACTTAGACTTTGTATCAGAGTATAACTTTCCTATAGCGTTGTATATTTCACGCTCTTTATATAGCTCTATAAGCCAAATATTAGTACTCCCTTCAATCTTTACCTCCTGCTTCACTTCTTCCCTTGGTGCGCCCCTATAAGAGCTAAATAACAGGAATAGCAAAATCAATGTCAATACCTTATTACTCATTGTTTGGGTTTTAAAAGGTAACGGTTTTAGTTACCAGTGATAATGTTGTACCTGTAGAATCCCTAAACGTAAATTTAAAATCATATATCTCGCCTGTTGGGTCAAACGTAAACCCTAACCATAAATACTTAAATGTTTGACTACCGCCTACACAACCTAATTTGTTCAAAACAAAAGTAGAAGGAATAGGTGTGCCGCTCAATGGGTCAATCTTTATAACATCACATTCAACATCGAATATGTCACACGAGAAAAGGCTATTTAAAGAAACTACAACCTCTCTTTCAGACGAAGTAGTGCCAAGTCTTACGGTTAAAGCCAAATCAAAGTCCCCAACAGTAGTTGGATAAAGAACACCGCCGCAACAACTCAAAGAAGCTGGAGGGTTTAAGTACTCGAATATTGTATTTAGTACGCTTATTTCTCCACTCGTAAGAGCCGACCTGTCTAAGTCTAAAGAATACAACCTATTCAGAAATTGAACAAAGGAAGCTTCATCTACAACGCCAACCTGTCCATTATTTAGCTTATCCCTAATAACCTGAATCGTAACGGGTAATATTACTACTGGAGTAAGTACTTGCGTTGATCCTGCTTGAAAAATAACCCCGTTAAGGACACAACCAGCAACCGTAAAACCCGTTATAGCTCCCCCGTTAGTAGCTATGTTTCCCGTATAAGTCGATGAACCAGCATTTGAAACCGCACCTAAGCCCGTGAACATGACAAAAGCGTCCAGCCCGTGAAAGTTGATGAACGTCGGGTCTGTAGGGTATGAAAGAATCCCAGTACTTAGCGATACTGCACCGCCTTTAGTAAGTAAGCGTCCAGTTATCAAACAACCCGTGGCAATAGCAATTGCTGCCGTATTAGAAAACATTGTGCCAGATATATTACTACCAGCACCTACACTAATCGCACCCTCAGCAAGCCAAAATACATTGCTTGGCAATGCTCCATTAGTCAAAACCACATCAGCCGCAGCAGCCGCAGCAAAAGCCGCATCTGTTATGAAAACAAAAGGATCAGTAGTTGACAAGCCGTCCAAGGTTAATATCCCAGATAAGGACATTGCGCCCGTTACATGATAAACACCGGGATTAAGCGTTTCCCCTGCGCCAAATGCTAAAGCGTGGCTAGGGTTCGTTATTGTCAACGCCTGAATCTGATTGTATATTAAGTCCAAATCTGACGCTAAAACAGCCGTGTCTAATACTGTTACTGAAAATATATCAGGAATATCACAATGGCTAATACTTTGTAGCGTGCTTAATAATAAGCATGTTTCGCTCATTATATTCACATCATAAGTGCTTGCGGCTAATTTATACATAAGTGGACATTGTTTTGGTTCTTTTACACAACTCGTAATTACAACGATTGTAAATACAAATATAAATAATTTTTTCGGGAATACCATAATTAACGGCATTTTGTTTTAAAATGTGATTTGTTTTTATTATGAGTTATATTTTACGTTTTGAATTAATACCCTGTATCCCATACCGCAAAGCATCCCAAATATGGTCAACACCTTTATCTTGCTCTGGGTCATTTGTTGGGTCTCCTGTTGCTTTGTCTTCTTCGTACTTGTATCCTATTTGCTCGGCTCTCCAATGTACGTTATCAACAATATTAATTGTGCCGTAACTCTTGATTGTGTCTACACCTGTTACAATTGAACCCTTACCCTTTTTAGCTGCTCTAGTCTTTCGAAAACCCTTACGCCTAATTTCTTCAACTGTCGCTGGTGCTACATCAGTAAAGATATATTTAGCTTTATTGAACTTAATCTTTTTCAACCATTCGCCTATATCTGAACCTGTCAAACCTTTTTGAAAAAGCATTAATTCAGCATATATTTGCCCCTCGAATAACAGTATCCTAACCATCGTACTAGGGTCGTTTGTGTACCCAAAATCCATACCGAAAGCTTCACGCTTGTATTGCTTTGGCATTGCCTGAATCCAACGTACGTTGGGGAAAACAATGCCCTCTGTCGCTCCTGTCTTACCTAAGATATAGACCTTATGAAAAGAGGCGTTTGCTTTGCCCTTAGCGATTAGCTCGGTTCTTACCTTTGGTGGGACAAAATCGTTATCGTCTAGGTTTGACAAAAACAACCTAGTACCTTTCTTGCCTATCAATTTATGATGAACCCAAAATGGAGCATCAGGGTTGTAATCTAAGAACGTTCTTATCTTAGCTCTAAACATCAACTGCTCTGCAATAGACCAAGATATACCGTTTGCTTCATTCATAAAGACATAATGCCTTTTACCAGCCTTTGCGCTTTGCTTATTTTGGAATGAGCTAAACTGAATTTCACTATTATTAAAGTGGAACTTTGCGATTTTATCGGTAGAATTATAGGTGTACTCGAATAGGTGTTTGCAATTCTCTGGAAAACTATCAACTATTGTATCAATAATTTCGTTAAAATCCGAAATCGCACCCTTTTTTAAATTGGGCACATCTTGACCGACAACTAAGGATTTTATATTCTCCTCTCTACCTTCTTTATTCTTAAATATAGTAGTTAAGGTTAAGATAATAACAACCTGTATAAGCCCAAATGTTTTACCCGACCACGTGCCGCCTTGATTGACTACTACAGGTTCGGTAGCAGCAATGTTATTTAAGAATACACGTGATTCATGTATTGGGTTTGGTATTAAAATCGCTTTATTCATTTATGGTAAAATCTACAATATCCTCTTCACGACTAGGAAGTGGCACTATACCATCCTTTCCAACCTGTAAAATAAAAGTGCCTTTAAATTTATTATCGTCCTCTTTTTCTTCTCTCTTCTCTTTCCACTTGTCGGGCTGCCTATTGTTTAGCCAAAACTTGATAGCTCCAACGTCTGGCGGCAACTCTGTTTTTAAGTCTACCAGCTCTACTATTTCATCATCTCCACGCCTAAGTTTGATTGCTTGCTGTTTAATTACCGTATACCCCGTTGCCCTATCGTATAGAGCTTTCGACACTTTAGAGTCTGCAAATTTTTTCCCGAGCCTTATGGACTCGGAAAAATCAGTATATTTTTTTTGCCACTCGTAAACAGTATCTGCATTTACATCAAAATACTCACCTAACTCATCTATCGTGCAGCCTAATAAACAAAGCTCATAAGCCTCTTTATCGTAACCTTCTTTGTATTTCGTCGGTCGCCCTCTTTTTTCCTTCTCCTCATCCATAAACGTCGCTATTTAGGATTATTAAATCTATTTCTTTTTTGGTAAAGCTATTTGAATTAAATAATTATCAAACCAGCTCTTTTGTTCTTCTATTGACGTCCCCAAAGTAAAAGAACGTATCTCTTTTAATCTAACCTTAATCAGGTTCTTTGATTTCTTTATATCTATAATATCATCGTACTGCAATATCTTTTCCATAATCTTTAATAATTGTAATTGTTTAAACGTTCGAAATCAACGCCGTGCATTTCTTTTGCTACTTTGTTTATTTCTTCTAGTTTATCAATTACCGCATTCATTGAAATTGATTCAAGGCGTTCCAAATCGTCTTCATCCCTTGCAACTGATTTGCTTAATTCCTTTTCCATAATCTATTTATTCTTTCAATGCATTAGCTCGGTAACCTTCGCCTTTATACATTTTTTTGTTAATAAAATAACGCCATTTGTTCTTTATCCCTACACTTGTAAACCCTTGACTCATTACCAAGTCTCCACATTTATAAAAAACACCTTCTGATCTAAAAGCAAAAAGGTGCTTAAAGTCAATCTTTACGAATTGTATATCATCCCCATTCCAAAGCTTAAACTCTTCAAAAGGGTATTGAGCAATAAACTTTAATACTTCTAATTGTTCGTTGTGGCTTAATACTGGTCTGTCCATAATCTATTTCTTTTTCGGTAAAACCGTATTATTATTCCATTGTTCGTCCCAGTACTTTATCTGTTTGGCTGTCAATGGCTTATTCTCTTTTAAGCGTAAAGCAAAAGCTTCTTCTTCTCTTTTTTGCCTAAGGTGCAACGTGTCACTATACAATTCTTCATATTCTTGCATTTGCTTACCAGTAAATAGCATAAAGCTATGATCTTTTACATTCCATAAAGAAATACTGCTCTTCTTTTTCATAATCTATTTATTACTAAGTTCACAAATACTTTTATCAACATTGCTAGTATACATTCTAACGCCATCAATCTCTCTTTTAAACGTCCATTGTGGGCTGTTGTCGTAATACAGTACTTTAGGGTTATAAAACAAGATTGAGTCCTCTAAATCTTCAAAATCCGTGCTACTGTTAGCAAGGTTATTAGTTTCTGGTAAGTATACTTTTTCTATTACTGTTGTCATTAGGTTTTTGTTTGACGGCTTTTTTGATACGCTATTAAGGTGGCTAATTCCTGTTGTTTTTCCAGAATACGGCTTTCGGTAGTTTTTCGAGTTCTAGAGCTAAATCCCCACCCATAGTGCAGTCTATCAATCTCTCTCTGTCTGTCTCTGTCGGTGTCAACGAAATGATCTCTCGTTAATGCTCTGTCAAAGCGAGCAAAAAAACCTTCGTTGTTATCTTCAGGAGCTATTCCTCCTAGTTTTTCATTAATTCTCATTAGGTTTTTGTTTTTTAGGGTAAATTAGCATTCCTGTGCAACTAACCAAGAAACCTTTTTACCATCAGAGCTATTGTAAGTTCTTACTGCGTCTTCATCGCTCAAAAAACTCCAAAGTTCGCTATTGTCGTAAAAATTAGCCCTTTGCTTATAAAAACATTTTGCTTTTTTTTCGTCATGGAACTTTGTTGAATCCTTAATGACGTTCCTTGCGCCTGCTGTCCAAATCTTCTCTATTATTGTCATTCTCCAAATATTTCCTTGTCTAAAGCAATCTTATTGTGTTGTAAAGTTATCGCTTTGGTCACATTATCCATGTTGCCAACCTCATACACTAATTCAAACGCATATTCAAACGTAATTGTTTCAAGCTCCAAAAACTTGTTCACAGCTTTAACGAACTCATGGTCACTTGTAAACTGTGCCTGTGTTGCAAGATAATGAACTAATTCGAGATTATTACAATTATCAAGATCCGTAAGCAATTCAAAGCGTATTGCCTTAGTCATTACGGCTTTTTTTAGCTTCTTAACTATTTGCCGCTGGAGCTTCCGAAACTCTGCATTTTGTTGCTTGATGTATTTTCGCTCTGCCTTTTCGGCTCTGGTCAGTTTGGCTTTCATAAAATCAATGCTTTGTCGTTTGGAATAATCGAATCGTTTAAATAGGATAGCTCTACAAGGTTGTGCCTACTCCATCCAAAGTTGTAATTATAAATTGGCTGATTCTCTATGTAAACAAGAATAGCTTCCTGTACTTGAATCGCTTCGATAACAATTTGCATTCCTTCAAAAATAGTTTTTAAAACTTCTTGAACTAAGGCTATTTTTGAATCTTCTTCGTTTAATGGCTCGCTCATAACTAATCTTTATTTAAGAAATCAACCTTTTTAGTTGTGTCAATCTTGCTTGAAAAAGGCGTTTTTGTAAAAGGACCATCAACCACTAATGTCGTTCTCTCGGCTTCTGATTCGCAAACAAAAATAACATCTACCTCTTTAGTTGGTTCGGGTGCTGGGCTCAACTTTTCTTGGTTATAAATAGCCAAAACTTCATCAGTACTATATCGTACCTTGCCGCCTTTTTCAATCCAGAAAGGAACATCAGTATCTAATAGCCTCGTAGCCTTAAAACGCTGTCTTCTGTCTCCATCGTATGCAGGCTCTCCCATTGTGGTAAACCAATCAATAAAATGCTTTAGTTCGTCGTTATTCATTACGCAATAGCTTTTTCAACCTCAAAAAGCAACTGGATCAAGCCTTTACACTCGTCGCTCATTTCGCTGTTGGGCGTTCCTGCTGGTGGTGCCATTATTTTTAAATCACTAACAATAACCTCACTTAAAAAGTGATCGTCTTCTACTACACTAAAAAGAGAACTTAACTCGGGCGTACAAAAACCTAATTCAACCTCGCCCTCAAAAGCTTCGTTTATAATTACCTCACACCCATAATCAACTAAAACCCCTAAAACCTTAACGTCATTCTTACTCAATGCTTTCATAATATTTTATTTTACCTCGTACACAAAAAGCGTGTCGGGCTGGTTATTTTAACAATGATTTAAAAAACTTTACACCTCCAGTTTATCATCACCTAAGTACGGCTTTAGCGTTTCGGTAAGGGTGCGTATGGTGTTATATAACGGAAACAAGTAGGCTGCACAATCAACATCTATTTGCATTTCTTTATAAGTAACAATCAAACCCCGAACCGCTTCAATCTGCTTTTGCATTTCAACGTCACGAGCTGCGAGCTTTTCGGCAAAGTATTTCGCAATGTTTTTTCCTTCTACGTCTGACCAAAACCCAACATTTATACTTCCCACTTCGCACCAATCGCCATAATCGAAATCACAAGCCATTTGATATAATATTTCTTCTTCTGTCATTTTATTGTTTTTTATCTGTGATTTTAACACTTAAAGAAGTGTCGCTATCTTTTGATTTAACTTCTAAATCTAAATTATTTTTTTCATCATCTATAAAAGTAAAAGAATCAATATCTATACCTTTTAAAGAATTGTTATTTGCTGCCTTTAATAAATTCGTGTGCATTAAAAGGTGTTTTAAATCAACCAAGAAAATATCTAAATTGTCAATATTTACAGCCTCTACAATATCGGAGAAGGTTCTTATCTCGTGTCTATTTTTTCCTGCTTCCATTTTTCCGATAATTTAAGTCATTCGACAACATCGAACAACTGATTTAAAAACGGGGCGCAACTAATTACGCCCCTATATTTTATGAAACTTCTATAATATTGCAGCCCCATTTTTCGGCTAAATCCTTTTCAATCTGAACACCGCCTTCAATCTTTCCAAGAAATACACAAATACCGTTTGATAGTTTAATATTCCGAATCATTGCTTCACGATCTCTTTCTATGCCTAAATCCGTATTCCCGTACCAGCAAACCGAAGGCGTGCCCTCAATGCTTTCAAAGAACAACGGCACGTCAAGTGGTCTACCTTTCTTTTCCAAAAGATTTTTAGGCAAAAAGCAATGATGCGCTACGTGGTAAGAATCTAAAGGCACGTCCTTATCTGATCGCTCACTCATTGGTTTTTCAGAAAGCGCATTTGCTTCTTTTTCGGTGTACCCACCTAATGACAAAGAAAGTTCTGGATGCTTTGTAACGAACTTTTTATAAAGCTCTCGCACCTGTTCAATAGTTTGACCGCTAATCGTAAAATGAATAGATAAATTTTTCATTAAATATAAATTATGTAATTAAATAAAACCATCGTTTGCGGTACACGGCAAAAAACCTCTTTGTATTCCAGCTAAGGAAGAAAAACGGGGTCGAGAACTTAAAAACTCAACCCCTAACTAACCAATTTTAAACTTCGTGCCGCCTGTAGGGTTCGAACCCACGACCACCCAACACGTACCAAACGAACTAACGGATTCGAACCGCCTCTGTCAGGTGCTTTACCAGCTAAGCTAAAGCGGCATATTAAACTTTGTAGGGGTGGCTAGAATCGAACTAACACTATAAAGGAGCGACCTCTTGTCTCTTCCGTTTGGACTACACCCCCTAAAAAACGCACGACCGAAGCCGCACGCAACCCAAACCCCTTTACTTTTTAAACCCCTTTTGAATCACTTCAAATAAGCTCGTAAACAATTTAAGACTACTCCAAAAACGCTCCCAATCCCCCAATAATTGAATCCTTTCAATTTCCGCCCTTAGTGATTTTTCGTAGCTAATTTGTTCATCTTCTAAATCAACTATTTTAGTAACTAAGGAATTAACTCCAAAGCGTCTTAACTTCTGTTTTCTAACCTCTTTACTACTCATTATTTATATATTTTCCAAGTCCTTTAAAATCAATTCAAAAACAAAATCTTGCACACTTATGCCTAAATCTTTCGCTCTCACCCGCACCTCTATTGGTATTTTCAGTTTATAATTATACCAAGGGTGCGCTTCTAGGAGTGGGTTTTTCGGTGGTCCACTCCTAGTCCTTCCGTCCTCTTTTACTTTCTTGTATGCCATGCATTGAAGATACGAAACTTTGAGAACATACGCAAATTATAGGGCTTTTAAATAGTCTGAATTAATCTTTTGATGCTCTCCGTCGCCATTGGCGCACAAGAAGAACTTAAACACCGATTCGGGACTTTGGTCTACTTTCGAGATAAGAAGAACTTTTGTGCCTTTCGCCCAGCCGCCTAGGTTTTGCATTAATTCAGCCCAACCGCCATACTTCAAAACCTTTGCCGCTTCTTTGGGGGCGTGCTGGAGGTCAGTTTTTAAGAAATGGTACACACCACCGTTACCCTCAATGGCTACTTGGTCTGCCCTTATAGTTAAGAATGGCTCTATAACGGTAAGAATTTTCCTATTTTTGATTACATCGCTTAATTCGGGATCAAAGCGTTCTTTGTCTTCGCAAACCAAAACAACAGGATCGCCCACCTTAAAAACGCCCTCGGTTTTTTCTGGTTCGCTTTTGGGTTCTGTTAGCGGATCTACTAGAATGCCGTTCTTTTTAAGGTTGTATTTCAAAGCACGCAAATCAACATCTCTTCTTTTGTTCTCGCTCATTGCCCAGCTAGAAAGGTTGTTAAGTCTACTTTTTACGGTTTCTAGCTCTTCTCTCAGCGTGTCTATTTCTTGCCGCTTGGTTTGCTTTGGCGTTAGCGTTACACCTGTTAGCTCCAGCACTTTTTCGGCTATTTGGGCGAACGTTTGGTGCATTTTTGTAAAAAGCACGGATCTATCTTGTGAAATCCAAAGCTCTTCGGTCGGTACCCTGTATTCACATAGATATTTGTTATCAAGTTTTTTACTTAAAATATCTAACGACCCAATAACAAAGCCGCACGCTTCTAACTCCTTAATCAATTCCTTATTCATAACTAATTTATTTATTTTTAAAAACCCCGTCCTTTCTTCCTTCCTTCGGACTTATCCACAAGTTTAAGAATGGTTTTTGAACGGGGCGTTTGTTATTTTTACTCGGCTTTACTCCGATTTGGTTTTGTTAACCAGTGTATTCCATGCTTACTTTGTAAGAATAAGTTACACCGCCTTCGTTTCGACTATAGTCATTAACGCCCTCACTAAGAGGCTTGGAAGTCTCACTAATAGCCTTAAACGCAATCAGTTTACCAACAAATGGATCTGGCATATCTTTCTTCAAATAAGACCGCTTCAATATATTGACACAAAAAGCCTTAACTACATAAAAGGGCTCTTTTGATGTTACTTCGTAGGTGTAAAAGCTATTACCGTAACTTTTTCTTTGCCCCGCTTCAATTGTTTCTACTTGAAATGAATAATCTTTCATAATAACATTTTTAAACTAAAAACGCCCCACAAAGCGCAACCGTTCGAGAGTCGCACCAAATGAGGCGTTGAATATTTATCTTGATGCTCGACCATCGTTTTTGTTCTTTTTTGACAAGGAGCAGGGGCGGCATCTTCACCGCCCAAAACTCACAAGGCAACAATCATTATAATTGCCACAATTCAAAGATACGCAAAACTATGCATACATACAAATACTTTTCCCTATCTTTTGAAAGTATTTTAAAATGGCAATGAGTCCCCGAAGTCATCAGCTGGCGGCTCGGCATCCGTAGGCATTGACGAACTATTGTCATTACTCGCACCCTTCACAGCTTCCAACCTCCAAGCGTTGACCGAAACAAAGTAAACGTCTTTATTCTCTTTGTTGGTCCATTTGCGCCCACGAACATTGAAGCTCACATTGATAACGTCCCCTATTTTATGGTTATCAATATCTTCACACTTAGCTTGTGTAAGCTCAAATTTTACGGTCTCTGGGTATTCTCCGTCCGTCTCAATCACAAACTCACGTTTCGCAAAAGTATCTGTTACTTGCTGCTTTTCCATTATGGCAATCACTTTGCCGCTCAATTTTAATTCACTCATTGTTATTTGCTTTTATTAAGTTCTGAAATTGTTAATGCTGATAAAATGTTGTTGTAAATTCTAAGCCGTTTTTCTATATGCTTTAATAAATCTAGAGCTATCTTACTATTGGGTCTTTCATTAACAAGCGCTTTCGTTTCTAAAATATCCCTTTCTAATTGCTCTATATTCTCACTCAAATAATTCATTTCTTCTTCCATAATCCTACGCTTTTTTAAGTTTCAATAAATATTTTCCGTTATCGCTCGATGCGATGTAATAATGCTTTTTTAATCCTTTTAGCTCCAGAAGCTTTTCGGCTTTGTTGCCCGTTGCTAAATCAACTGTTACTTCTTTAAATTTCTGCACAACAGACGAAACAGTTATTTTAACGCTCCTTTCCGACGGCTTCGCACTCCTGGTTCTAGCGCAGCCCTTTTGTGAATCCAAGTTATCAATATGCAAATTTCTAGGGTCTCCATCAATTACAAAAGCACGCTGGTTATTTTCAAGTCCGAAAAATGCGTCTAACATTAAATCTTGAACCACATACCATTCATTTTGAATCTTAATCCTAAACTTTCTGTTTGTGCCGCTTAGGCTTGGCGAAAGAACAACTACAGCGTAATTTATGCCGTTATGAACGTGCTTCATTCTCCTGACCCGTCCCATGTTTGAGACTTCGTAACGTCCAACTAAAACCGTTATAGGCTTAAAAACTTCTTTGTATTGCGTTTTTTGGGATTTACTGAAAAGGTAAGGCTTTGTCCCTTTTAGCATCAACGGTGCTTTTGGCTCTCTCTTTAATTCTAATGGATCGAAAGATATTAGATTCTTAACATTCAAGTTTGCTTGATTCTCGTCAATACATCTAATATTTAAACCTTTCTTAATTTCACCAAAAAACGAAAGATAAACTAAATCTCTAACTTTTATTTGTTTTCCTTGCAATCTTACCCAGAAAGCCCCTAACGCAGAAACTTGATAAGGTAGCATGACTTTACCAGTTGCGGTTTTCATGCTCTTAACTCGCCCAAAATTTGAGACTTGATAATTTTTGTTGTTTGGAATATTTACAAACATTTCGCCATCTTGGTCCTGAGTATCTAAGGAAAAGTGTAACGGTCTTTGTCTTTGTGTTGTATTGTTCATTTTTATGTTTTTAGTATTGGTGTTAATTTCTTTAAGTTTTGGCGCACATTGCGGCATTCTAAAACGGAACGTCCCTAATTCCAGACGTATCATTAGGGTCATAAGGTTTTGGCTCAGAAAACATAACAAGTTCATTATGCGTTAATGCCGAAAGGATATTATTTAGTACTTCTTTTTCTTTTTTCAACTCCACTACCTCATGCCTATACCCTTCGCCTATTCTTCCACCGCAACCATTGGCCTTCTTTAAATGAGCTTCAATTTCATCAACTCTTTGTTCTATTCTTTCAATCTTTTCAGACAGGTAATTTAACTCTTTTGTCATTTCTTATGTTTTTAGTATTGATTTAATAAACCCTTCTAGACGAGCCAAACAGCCCGACAAAATTACACATCTCTCTAAACCTATCTAGTTCACGTGCTCCAAACACTTTTACTAATCCAGATGTAAAATCTTTGTTTTGGTATTCGATATTCGTAGTGTAATGGCTTAAGCTTGGAATTGTGCGAGTAAATCTATTGTATTGCCTCCTTACTAATTCACGGTAGGCGTTTATCTTGGTTCCGTAGTTATTTACATTGTTCTCGGCTCTCATGCCTATGTCGTCAAACATACAAGCCCTAAACCTATAAGAATTTAAAGACTCCAGCCCTGTTGAATCGCAATCCATATAAACGTCGTCCATGTAGATAAAGTCAAATTGAGTTTCTAGGTTCTTATCTTTAGTGAATTTAGAAAGCTGCTTCATTAAGGTACTTTTACCAGTTCCAATGTCCCCATACAAGCAAATGCCTTTTCTAACGCTTAGGCGGCTATCCTCTTGCCTTGTAAAGTACGCAATCAAATCCTTTACAACCTCCGTATTCCCTTGGTCTAAATCAAAGGGCTTTTGTTGATTTACAAAAGCATTGTTTAGGTAATCTTCCAGAAATTCATCAAAAGCAGCTTGAAACGGCATTAAGTTTAATTGAAGCGGCTTTACGGTTGCTGTTTGGTTGGAATTTACTTTTCTTACGTACTCTTTATTTTTTTCGTTCTGCATAATCGCCTTACAAGAAATGAAAATAACAGGACAACCGCCCTTGGCTTCTCTTCTATGCCTCAACAGATCAGAATGATAAGGAGTTATGAATTTTCCATCTTTCCTATAAAGCCTTATGTCTGTTAAATCTCTATCAAAAAGGCTCGTTTTCTTAGGCTTATGCCTGTCTTCGGTTTCTCGTTGCCCTTTTGCGCAAAGTTCAGCCAATGAAAGTATTTTACTAAACTTCTTATCGTAATTATCCCAGTATTGATTACTCATTTTATTCTGTTTTTAACCCTAACATGTATGAAGGAGTTCCGTCGTCACTCTGCTTTTCTGCTTTTGCGGCACTTTCTTTTTCTTGGCGGTCAATAATCCATTTTGGATTAAAATTATTATAAGGAGTAGATAAAGACAATTCTATACTATCTCCGATTGTTTTTGCGTCGTAATCTTTTAAATATCCGTTTATCTTACGAATCAAAGCTTTTACTTGTGTGCTTCCAAATTTGCCTAGTAACTTTTCGTCTTTCCCAGCACACCATTCTAAAAATTGATTAATTAAGTATTCCGTCCAGCTCGAAGGGTAAGTAAATTTTGATAGCTCCAGCTGGTATTTCTTTTTTATTTGGTCCTCGTGAATTGGCATTTCTTCAAACTCACTCATGCTTGGAAAATTATTTGAATTTGCCTTGTATGCTTTTTGGGGTTCGTTGCTCGGAAACTCGTGCTTTGCTTTTACCTTTTTTGCGGAACTTTTTGGCTCTTCTTTTTGCGCTTCGCTTTTGTTTTTAAGTTCAAGGTTTAAGCGTTCGTTTTCGGCTTGGAGTTTTTTAAATTGCAAAAGTGAAATTTCTTCTTTTGTGGGTGCGCTTTTTACTCTCTCTTCTTCTTCTCTTTCTTCTTCCTTCTTCTCTTTCTTTCCTTCTT